TTCCAGTGGTGCTTGCAACAGCCAGAAGTACGCTCTGATCGCTCTGGCAAGTTAGACACTCGTGCCGCATACGGATTGCATGGCCGTGAGATGATGTCATGGCTAACGCATATTCAGCACATCCGCTCTAAGAACGTGATCTTCGTAGGCATTCTTGACGAGATTACTGACGAGTATGGACGTAAACAATACAGTCTACAAATCGAAGGCAGCAAGACAGGGCGTGAATTGCCCGGAATTGTTGATGAAGTAATTACTATGGCAGTATTAACAGGGGATCACGGTCAGTATCGTGCTTTTGTTTGTCAGCCTTTGAACGAGTGGGGATACCCAGCCAAAGATCGTTCTGGTAGGCTTGATGTATTAGAGGAACCACACCTTGGAAAGCTAATGGAAAAGATGGCGGCTGGCTCTAATAAAACCGACAAGGAATTAATCTTTGTCGATCCTACAACTCAAACTTCTAGCGAAGGAGAAGCGTAATGCTTAATTTTAATAATGTACCAGAAGATGCAAACCCACAGGGACAAGAGTTTTCCCTTATTCCAGCAGGCACAGTGGTACGCGCTGTGTTGCTTGTTCAGCAAGGGGACATTGAAGTTCCTGAGTTTGGTCAAGGCCAATGGTTTAAGAAATCAATGAGTACATCAGCTAAGTGGATGAACCTAGAATTTACAATTATTGGTGGTGATTTTGATCGCCGTAAATTCTGGCACAGCGTCTTCATTGATGGCGATAAGTTAGGCCCAAGCGGTATGCCATTAGCAAAAGAGATTGGTCTTCGCACGTTGAAGTCAATCGTTGAGAGCGCACGAAACATTGACCCCGCTGATATGTCACCACAAGCTCAACAGAATAGAAACATCAATGGCATGATGGACTTGAACGCTATGGAGCTTTGTGTGAAAGTAGGCGTCAAGAAGGGTACAAACGGTTATAAAGACAATAACCAGTTGATGGCTGCTCTTACGCCGAATAATAGTGAATTCTTGCCCAAAGGCAATATTCCAATGCAGACAACTCCTGCGGCGGGAATGCAACAAGCACAGCAGCAAACGGCTCAACAGCCAACTGGTGCAGTGCCTTCTTGGGCGCAGCAATAATCTAGCGGCAGGGCCATTCCGCGCCTGCTAGAACACGGATAGGGGGGGCCGTGGCCGCTAACCCCCCCAACTATTCTAGCAAATAGGTTTATTATGATATTACGTCCTTACCAAAAGGTAGCCGTTTCTGACGCTTGTAAAGCCTTAGACAAACACGGCAATACCCTAGTCGTCGCTCCTACGGGTGCTGGCAAAACGATCATGCTCTCTGCTCTGGTTGGAGAACGTCACAAGAAAGGCAAGCGTGTTCTTGTCATTCAGCATCGTGACGAGCTAGTCGAACAGAACAAAGATAAGTTCGAGAAGGTTAACCCCTACATCACAACAAGCATCGTAAACGGAACAGTCAAGCACTGGGACGGAGATGCCGTGTTCTCAATGATCCAAACAATGTCGAGAGATAGAAACCTACGGGATCGTCCGTTGTTTGACATGGTTGTAATTGATGAGGGCCACCATGCAGCGGCTCCTACATACACAAAAGTAATTGACGCAGTTCTTGAGGATAACGACAAAGCTGAGATCGTAGGCTTTACCGCAACGCCTAATCGTGGCGATGGAAAAGGTCTTCGCTCTGTATTCAACAACTGCGCACACCAGATTGAATTAGCTACGCTGATCCGCGAAGGCTTTTTAGTACGGCCTAAGAGCTACGTCATTGATCTTGGCGTGGGTGATCAGCTTGATAATGTCAGGAAGCGCGGCAAAGAATACGACATGGAAGAAGTGGCGGCTATCATGGATCGCCAAGTCATTAACAATCGCATTGTTGATGAGTGGCAAAACAAGGCAGGGGATCGCAAGACCGTTGTATTCTGCTCTACTGTAGCGCACGCCGAACACGTTTGTGACGCATTCGTTGCGGCTGGTATAAAGTCAAACTATGTAACGGGTGAGACTGAAAAAGATGAACGCGCAAAGATGCTGCACGATTTAGAATTTGGTGATACGCAAGTGATCGTCAACGTGGCAGTTCTGACAGAAGGCTTCGACGCTCCGCCTGTGTCCTGCATTATCCTAACTCGACCGTGTTCTCAAAAGGGAACAATGGTTCAGATGATTGGTCGCGGTCTACGCATTCTTGATCCTGAGTTATACCCAGATATCATAAAGACTGACTGCGTTGTTATGGATTTCGGTACGTCAATAATCACTCATGGTGGTTTGGATGAGACAGCCAACTTAGATGGCGCAGAGAAATCTGTGGGAGGCGAAGCTCCGACTAAGGTATGTCCTGATTGTGAAAGCGAAGTATCAGCAAATACTCGTATATGTCCATTTTGTGAATATGAGTTCGAGCGCAAAGTAAAAGACGCTTTAGAGAACTTTGAAATGACCGAATACGATTTGATGCAGCTTTCTCCCTTCATGTGGATTGATCCATATGGGAAAGGTACAGCAATGATGGCTATGGGCTTCAATGGCTTTACTCTGGTAGGCAAGATGGGAAAATACTGGATAGCCATTGTAAAGGCTCAAAACGGGCGTCCTAGAGTAGTTTCTATTGGAGAGAAGGTTCAAGCTATGGCGGCTGGGGATGACTTTCTAAGAGAAATAGAAGACAGTAACGCAGCTAATAAGACAAAGAGGTGGCTCAACGAACCCGTCTCTCCCAAGCAGAAAGAGCATTTGGCAAAGCATGATGTGCATATAAACATTATGGACTTCTCTTGGACTAAGTACAAAGCTGCATGTTGTTTGAATTATTATTGGAACAGAGATAATATTGATAGGTTGATTGCAGATAAAAGCATCCGCCGCAGATGGAACAAGCTAATGGGGACGAAAAAATGACTAGAGGCGAGATATTAGACCTAGCAAAGTCATATGTGGTTAAGGATCGTGCAGATACTCACGGTGATATGGAAAATAATTTCGAGACAATAGCTGCGTATTGGGGTTATCATTTAGATATGCACCTTGAGGCTACCGATGTAGCAGTCATGATGAACCTTTTGAAGTGTGCTCGTATTAAGTCAAACGTCAAGCACCCTGATAATTGGGTAGACGCGGCTGGCTACATGGCTTGCGGTGGTGAAATAGCAGCAAAGATAAAATAATGCCAAGATTTGAAATGCACCTTATGATCGCTGAAAAGTCAGACGATAGATTTGAGACAGTCCAATACGATATTGTGTGCTTTGTAAAAGACCCTACGGATATGGTTGAGATAGAATCGTCAGCAAACGAAATTATTACTGATCATCTGCAAGATGCAGAGAACGTGGTTCTATTCGGAACAGCAGTTGTAGAGATTAGGGGGCAAGAAGTTTTTAATATTGCATTTCAAAATAAAGACGCAAATCAAGAAGAAGTTAACCGCATAATAGATTTGTGCATATTGGGAGAGGAAACTATACATTGAGCGAATTTGATACAGCCCCTAAACCTATGAAGGAATTAGCCTTTATATTGGGTAAGTTTGGTTGGAACACAAGATTTTCTGACCTTACTGAGCAACAAGTACAAACTCTAGTATTTGGAATACAAGAATCAAAACGTCTAGCAGCGGAGATTGACATTGGAAAACTCGAAGACACTTACTTTAAGTCAACAGGCTCTTGGCCCTCTACTTCAATCCCGTTCTAGGCATGATCCTGTAGCGGATCACATTAGGGAAGCAGTAGATAATGCAATAGTAGCAGGCGAGTCAAAGCGAGAGCGCAGAGCTTATATCGGAGCTTCTAGCATTGGCGATGAGTGTCAGCGTAAAATACAGTATAGATACTTAAATTACCCGATAGACCCCAATAAGGCTTTTACGGCTCGCACGTTGCGCATCTTCCAGTTCGGGCATGAGATTGAGGACTACGCCTCAAAGTGGCTGAGAGACGCTGGATTTGACCTCAGAACAGAACACAAAGACGGTAAGCAGTTCGGTTTCTCTATTGCTGATGGCGAGATTAAAGGACACATCGACGGTGTTGTTTGTGGTGGCCCTGTAGCTATGGATTATCCTAGCTTGTGGGAATGCAAATCAGCAAACGATAACAAGTTTAAGGCTTTTGTTCGACATGGTGTTGCCAAAGCAAATCCTGTTTACGCAACTCAAATCGCTTTGTATCAGACTTATATGGACCTTCATCAAAACCCAGCTTTATTCACTGTGGTAAATAAAAACACTTCCGAGGTTTATTACGAGCTTGTGCCGTATGACCATAATCTTGCTCAACGCGCAAGCGATAGAGCAGTAAACATATTGACGTCAGCTAAGGCTGGTGACATTCTACCGCGTATTGCTCAAAGCAAAGATTTCTTTTTATGCAAGTTTTGTGAATTTAGAGAAACTTGCTGGAAGAATTAAAAAAAAATGTGAGGTGCGCTTGGAAGGTAGCACCCCACATTAATTGGGCAGAGTAGGGTAATAAGGGGTAAAGTAGTGAATATTTTAAGTTTTGGCAAGACGACAAAGGAAGTCGCAGAGCGTATTTCAAGAGAAGTGCCTAGAGTGGTACAGTTGCAAATACTGTTAGATACATATCCTCAAGGTATACAAAGAGGTAAGGAATTCTTTATAGGTTCACTCCGTGGTGAGGCTGGAAAATCAATGAGAATTAACATTGATCAGAGTAGCCCTTGGTTTCTTACGGGAAAAGATTTTGAATCTGGTGATGGTATTGGAGGCATATCTAAGGTCTTAAAGGAGGGACGAGGTTACTCTATGCAAGAGTGCGTTCAAATGTTCTCTCAATATATGAACCAAGACTACGTTGCGCCTCCTGAAAACATTGTTAAGCCGAACAACCCACAAAGCTTTGTCGTAGCAACAGCACCTCAAAAGATTGTAGATACGCCGAAACCCGAACAAAAGGCATCAATTAGCTCTAGCACACCATTTGAAGACGAATATGTCTATACAGATGAGCATGGTGTGGTGATCGTATCCGTCAGAAAATACTATGACCGGGACGAAACCGGAGGAATTGTTCGGGATAGCTCCGGGAAGCCTAAAAAACAATTCCGTCAATTTATGAATGGTCGGCAAGGCGTGCCAGAACCTAGACCCCTCTACAATATCCCGAACATTTTAGACGCCAACAAAATTATATGGGTCGAAGGTGAGAAATGCGCTGATGCTCTTAACTCCCTTGGCTATGCCGCAACCTGTACTATTGGCGGTGCTGGAATGTTGTCAGAAAACACAGCTTACAAGTTTGACTTCTCGCATCTGCGTAACAAGGACGTTATCTTGTGGCCTGACAATGACGAGGCTGGCAAGAAGCTGGCTCGTATCGTTGAGGCTCAAGCAAAACTGGCTGGTGCTAAATCTACGCTGATGCTTAAAATCCCTGCTTCTAAAGAAGAAAAGTGGGACGCGGCTGATGCGATAGAAGAACAATTTAACATTGATAAGATGCTTAAAACCAGCGAGAGCAAGGTAAAGAAACCTATCAGCCTGATAGACAGTAGCCTGCTGATTAACGAATACTTTGTTGGTTCCGCTCCTACTCAGAGCTTTCTTATTGGCGATACAATACCTCTTGGCGTTCCAGTGGTTTTCGCGGCTGCTGGTGACAGTGGTAAAGGTATGATGACGCTTGATCTCGCTATGAAGGTTGCCTCTGGCGCAGATATGCAGAGCTCATTCGGTGGGCTTGTTGCGGATCACGGTGACGTAATATTAATTACTGCGGAGGATGACAAGGACGAGATGCACAGGCGTATCTCTAGGCTTGACCCTAAGAGATACCGAGAGCATTACCAGCACAAACTTCGGGTTCTTCCACTGCCAAACCTTGGCGGTGTGTTTCCAATCATGCAGAAATTCGACAACTCCTACCTGATGGGCGAAGAGTTTTCTCGCATCTATGACCAGATGTTAGAGATGGAAGCCCTGAAGCTGATCATCATTGACCCTATGGCATCGTT